ACAGTTAAGTGAAGGTGAGTTTGTTTTTCCTGCTGATGTAGTACGGTATTATGGTTTAGAAAAGTTAATGGAAATGCGTCAACGTGCTAAAGCTGGTTTGCGCATGATGGAAGATATGGGACAGATGGGCAACAGTGAAGAAGCCACATTGCCTGATGACATTCCGTTTGACTTAGAAGACCTTGACATTGAAGATGAACCAGAGTATAATGATACTATGGAAATGCAGGTAGGTGGTTTTGTACAACCACAGGGCTTCACTGGCATTCAAACTATGCAGCCTTCTGCCTTTCAAAATTACCAGCCTCAGTATGTTCCATATCAAGCACCTACAATACCTACAACATATCAACCTGTACAGCAGCAAGCAGTTCCTACATTTACAGGACAAGTGCCAAAGGTAGAAGATTTTCTTAAAACGCCACAGCCCGGTCAACAAGATTTACGTAAGTATGTAAATGCAGAGGGTCAAGTACGAATGATACCATTTGTAAATGACCAGCCTATCTATCCAATTCCACAAGGCTTTTACCCTGAAGCAGAAAAACCTGTAGAAGAACCTGCACCTACTGCAGTTACAACTGAAACAGCACGTGTAACAGACCGTGGTGGTAGAGATGCTGGTGATGTTACGCCTAGCACTACGGATGTAACAGGCATAGGTTACGATAGAAGTAGTTTAACTGATTCACTTCGTGATACTATTGATGATTATGGTTTTGGCTTTGCTGCTTTAGGCGAAACAATGATGAAAGGAAGTTCACTTAATATTATTGGAAATCTTTTTAATAGTGACCCTAAAGTTGGCATTAATAATCTTAATAGTGCCATGCTAGGTGGCGTTATAGACAATTTGCGTGGCGGCAATGTGACATACTCTGACCCAAGTAGACCCGGAGTAAAAACAGGTAATTATTCAATTACTACTTCTTTAGATAAACTAGACCCAGCACAGCAAGATTTTTTAGCTGATGTTGCAAATCGTACTGCTAAAGAATTACAGTCTATTTTTATGGATGAAGAAGGTAAGGCTAAAACTGCTAGTGCAGTATCTGCAGGATTAGAAGCAAAAGCAACCGACTTAGGTATATCAACAACTTTAGAAGGTACTAATATTAGTAAATCAAAAACTACATTGATAAGAGAAATTGCTAAAGCTGTTGCAGCACAAAAAGAAGTAGAATCACAACAAAAACAGTTAGCTGATATAGCACAAACACAGAAAGCATTATCACCTTCAGAAGCACAAAAACAATCTCAACCTGATAAAGGTCCGGGTGGAAGTTACGGTGACAAAGGAGATGTTTCTAGTGCTGGTGGAAAAGGTGGTTATTCAGGAGCAGCAGGTGCAGGTTCATTTGGAATGTCACCAAGAGCAAAAGGTGGTTTAATTGAAAAACCTAAACCAAAACAGATGAAGCGTGGTGGTCTAGCTTCAAAGAAATAAATAGACTACATTAACTGGCTACCTAACCCCCCTAACACGGCATACGGTTAGCCCCAGCAAGGAGAAGACATAATGTCTGAAACAATCATGGCTGAAGAAATGCAGCCACCAAAGAAAGTTGCGTTTGCAAATCGTAAATATACTAACGAAGAAAAACGCAAAATGGAAGAAGAAGAACTGGAGCAATTGCTCAAACAACAACGTGGTGAAACAGAAGAAAAGACTGCTGAACCAGAAGAAGCTGAACCAACTAACGCAGAAGAAAAAACATTTAAAAAGCGTTATGGTGACCTGCGCAGACACATGCAGGAAAAAGAACAAGAGTTTCAAACTCAAATTGACGAACTTAAAAAACAGCTAGAAGGTGCTACACGTAAAGAAATTAAACTGCCTAAGTCTGACGAAGACCTTGATGCATGGGCAAAAAATTATCCTGATGTAGCAGCTATAGTTGAAACAATTGCTATCAAGAAAGCTAAAGAGCAAGCAAATGCTCTTGAAGAACGAATGAAAGTAATTGATGATATGCAGTCGTCTGCAAAGAAAGAAAAAGCTGAAGCAGAACTAATGCGTTTACATCCTGACTTTGACACTATTCGTGACAGTGATGAGTTTCACGAGTGGGCTGAAGAACAGCCTAAGTGGGTACAGGAAGCATTGTATGATAATGACAATGACGCAAAGTCTGCTGCACGAGCAATTGACCTGTATAAAGCTGACAAAGGTATTACCGCAAAGAAAACCTCTAACGGCAAAGATGCAGCGAAATCAGTTGAAACACGTAACACACGTAGTAAGCCACAAGAAGATGAGGCATCTACATATTTACGTGAATCCCAAGTTCAAAAGATGTCTCCTCAAGAATATGAGAAGCGTTCTGATGAAATCATGGAAGCTATCCGTAGTGGAAAGTTTATCTATGATATGTCTGGTTCTGCCAGATAAATAAAAAAAGTGTTGACAAACAGTTTACTTTAAGTATAACTATAGTCACATTAGTGTGAGTTGGTTCGCTACCTGCTCACACAAAACCGCAAACAGTACCATCTTACGGATTACCTGAAGAGCATGGCCCGTTAATTATCTGGTAGGCCAACTAGATATGTTACGCACCCATAGTGAATCAGCCTCTAAATAGTCTGGTAAGTTTGCATCTGTAACGAAAAACAGCCAACATTAGGAGAATATATCATGGCTTTTACTACCGCAGCCGGGTATGGTAATCTTCCTAACGGTAATTTTTCACCTGTAATCTACAGCAAACAGGTGCAGCTTGCTTTCCGCAAGTCTGCTATTTGCGAAGCAATCACAAACTCCGACTACTTCGGTGAGATTGCAAACATGGGTGATTCCGTTAAGATTATCAAAGAACCCGAAATTACTGTTAAGGCTTATGCTCGTGGCACAACTGTCACTCCACAAGACCTTGACGATGAAGACTTCAGCCTGACCATTGACAAAGCTAACTACTTTGCATTTAAGGTTGATGACATTGAAGAGGCACACTCACACGTTAACTTCCAGTCATTGGCAAGTGACCGTGCTGCGTATCGCCTTGCTGACCAGTTTGACCAAGACGTTCTTGGTTACCTGTCAGGCTACACTCAGTCTGCAATTCATGGTTCGCCTGATACTGTTAACACAACTGTTAATGGTTCAAAAGCAGTAACAACTGCTGGTTCAGACGAATTGCTTTCTAGCATGAAGCTGGAAGCTGATGACTTTGGTGGTTCTGCAGGTTCATCAATTGGTATTCAGCCACGTGCTGGTGGCGCAACTTCTGCAACAGTTGGTTCAGGTAATGCCAACGCACTGCAAGTTGTTGCTCGTATGGCTCGTAAGCTGGACCAACAGAATGTGGACACACAAGGACGCTGGTTGGTTATTGACCCTGTATTCAAAGAAATCCTCATGGACGAAGATTCACGTCTTCTGAATGCTGATTTCGGTGGTTCAGGTCTGCAAAATGGTCTTGTCCTAAATAACCTGCACGGTTTCCGTGTTTACGTTTCCAACAACCTGCCTTCAATTGGAACTGGTTCCGCTACAACTGGTGGTACTAATGCCAATAACTATGGCGTAATGGTTGCTGGTCATGATTCTGCTGTTGCTACTGCAGAGCAGATTAACAAGACTGAAACCTACCGTGACCCTGACAGCTTCGCTGACATCGTTCGTGGTATGCATCTTTACGGTCGCAAGATTCTTCGTCCAGAAGCACTTGTGAACGCAAAGTACAACTTGGTTTAAGGGGAGATTAAACAATGGCTACAATTACTTCATTGCTTAAAGCCGCTACTGGTAATTCCCAGCGTGGTCGCAACCCTTATATGGTTGAAAACACAATTGACATCGTGGCTACTACTGTAGACCCATCGTCAGGTGATGTTGTTCAAGCAATTACTATTCCTGCAGGTCATAAAATTATGGCTGCTGGCGTAGAAGTTGTTGAAAGTGCAACCATGAACACTGGCACAGACGCTACCGTAACTCTTGGTGCGGCTGATGCTGATGAGTACGTCACTGCATTTGACATTGACGGTGCTGCTGATGGTGCATACGCACCTAGTGCAACCGTTGCTGCTGATGTGGTTCTTGCTTCTGCAGATACCCTTGACCTTACCTTTGCAGGTACTGGTGCATCTTTCACTGCTGGTAAACTTCGTGTTTATGCAGTTATGATGGATGTAAGTTCTCAAGGTGATACTTCTGCTAACGAAGTAGACCGTGACACACTTGCCTAAATAGTACATGGGAGAGCAGGGCAACTTGCTCTCTCATTTCTCTCTGAGGATTTATAATGGCATACACTTATCTTGACATTACAAATGAAGT